TCAACGACATGCAAACGGGTTTTTCCATTACCAAGTTTTGAAATTTTGACAACTTGATATTCTGTGCCAGTTCCACGGTCAATTCCTTTATCAAAACCATCAGGAAGAACATCGCCGCGCTTTAGTTGACTTACCTTTGCTTTGCCCTTAAATGGAGTTTTGCGATCATCCAACATATCTCCAGATATGCCTTTTGGTAGTTTGCCACCAAAGAACCGCTTAATTGCGTCTTCCGCCGATTCGCCGCGGTCTTTAAACCATGGAATCTCATCTCGACCAGTTAGCGGGTTTGTAATAAATCCATCAGCGTCACCGTCGTATTTGGGTCGCTTAAGAATTTTCCTAACTTTACGACCAGACCTCTTTCCACGACCGAATAGGGCCTTTTCTTCAAGGTCATAGATCCAGTTTTCATCAATTTCATTGTGCATGAAAACCCCTATTTGGTTGCGAAATGCTCGAGGGCACGGTTAATGGCAAATTCAAAATCATCCGGGTTTCCATCGATTGACTTGACATCAATACCGTAGGCGGTACATTCAGATTCAGCTTTGTAGTGCGTAAGGATTGGATTTAAATATGCCCGAAGATGAAATAATTCTTTTTTATCTGCCGGGATAATAAATTCAAGTTCGTTTTTCTTCATTTCAATGGATTGAGATCCGCCAGTTGCGGCAATTTCCCTAAGCAGCGAAATGGCTTGGTTTAGTTTTTCGAGGTTAGATCCGACGAAAAACTTTGCTGCCTTCTCTTCGATTTCCATTGCTAGCAGCGAATTAATTGCATCCAAGGCCTCGATGTCTGCCTTTTCGCCAAGAGACTCATCACCCATCGCGTAGTCATGCATCTCCTCAATCCATTCGCCAAGTGCTGATTTTTCATCACCGGTAAACGCAAGAGCCGGACCGTCTGACTCGAACGGCAGATAAACAGTCTCTGGCTTGACTCGCTGAGACTTACCAAACATGAATTCGCCACCCTCGTGGTGATAGCTAATTCGAACTGTTTGCTTTTCTCCATTCATCATTGCTTCAAAAACAATCATATTTTCATCAAGCGTAATGATTTTGACTGGTGCATCCATCTCGTCCGCTAGCGCACGGCCGAGGCGTTTGCGAAATGATTCCATCTCTGGAGCAGAGGAAACATCGTAAAATTCCCCAGATTCGCCGTCAGCACCTTTTTTCTTAGTGCTTGAGTATCGATCAAGAAGTCTGCGGCCTTTTGCAGCAAGTTCAGCGGCATCTTCGCGAGTTTTTGGGGCTGGCTCACCCCATGCTCGAGCTGACAAGGCGAGGCGTGTTGGCTCGCCCTTGTCGTCAACTAACGGGCCTGATGGGTTGGTAAAAAACCGAGTTAGGAAAGAGCCTTTGCGGCGCATTTTTGTCGGAGTGTCGGCAGGACCCTTCACTCCTGGCTTAAGGTTCGCTCCCTCTGTGCGCTTAAAATGAGCCCTGCCAGCTGCGGTAAGTCCGCCATCAGGATCTTTTAGAGGTTGGTCCGATGACTTTGTCGTTCCTTTAATAGGTACGCAATTCGGCACCATTTTACCGTTTTTACCAGGCTTCATTCCGACTTGTTCGTATCCGTCCCAGCATGGACTGTCGGCTGCTTTTTCCTGATCATCGGATTTAATCGAGATAGTGCCGGTAAGTTGATTTGCGCCGTGAAGAACCGGACTGACTTCGTACAGCTCAACTTCTTTGAGGATGTTCGCCTGACGAGCATTGTCATAAACGGCATCAAGTGTTTTATAGCCAATAGACCATTCTTGGTCCATTCCGAAAAAGCTGATACTGGCGAAGGCTTCTCGGCCGCGCTCGCTTTTTAAGTTAAATTGAACTCGCGCATAGAGGCCACCGATTCCTGCCTCGCGCATTTTTTTTGGCAGACGGGGATCGTTTTGACCAACTTCATAGATGTCGAGGACTTTCCCGATTGGCTGATTCCAGTCGTGGCCCCAAACAACACGAGGGGTTCGGCGGCGTAAGCTTGCAGAGAATGCTCCGGGTGCGCAAATATCGCCAACGCTGTCCTTGTTTCCGACGCCCGCCACGAAGCATTCGACAATACCTTCTGCTTCGTCAACAGTAATTTGGCCAGGGTTTTGCTTGAATTGGATACCACTAGTCGACATAAACCACCTCGGTTCAATCATAAATCATTATGAATGCTTTCAGTGAATGTTTCTAGTTCTTTACACGAGTTTACTAAAAGGCTTTAAGTAAACTACTGAAACCGGAGTCGGCATCGACAATTCATGGTCAAATGTGGCGGCGCAACAGGATCACCAGGGAACCTTAGCAAAAACCCATCCGTCGTAAAATCTTCACTAAAGGGGACTGTTTTGCCATGTAGGTGGAGATGTTCTGGTCGAACTCGACTATCTCTCCTGGTCAGCCATGTTTTTTGTGCTGTTTCGTCACCTTGAGCTCCAAAGTAAACACCGGCATTAAATGCGGTCTGTGCTTCGTGCTCTGCAATAACGCGCTTTCTCTTGCCAAGGAGGTTTGCAAATATGGCAACCAACGCAGCACGCAACATTGACGAACGATCTTCGTCGCCTCCAAGAGCTAGGGCAATCAAAATTGCTGCTGTGATTTCTTCCTTGGTGGTTTCGTTTGTCTTTTGCAAACGCTGTACTTGAGAATTGACATATTCTTCATATTGGGTTCCGGTTGGCTGTTGACGCGGTGCATCTTGATTAGACGCAGTACTAAGCGCGCCATCCTGGGAAATAGCAACAATAACTGGCCTAATATCCTCGGCTAGTTGTTTTGCCCACACTTCTGAATCAAATACCGCTTCTACGGCCAAGTTACCCTTATCTAAGCCTTTTTTGGCACCCTTACCAGCTGCTTTTTCCAGAATCACACGCTGTTGTCGTTCGAATAAACGCTCTAAAGAACGATCAAGAATTTCCGTCCATCGTTCTGTTGTTTGTTCCGCCTTCATATCCCACTCAGTGAGTGTCGTGGCATCAATCTTTACTTCGATTGGAGCACCGGATACTGATTGATCCGTTTTGGCGTCCTTAACTGCGGTTGCTGGCACGCCAGGCATGATTTCGCCATTTTCGTCTGGCTCCATTAGGTCAAATGGCGAGGGAACTGGTTGCGGTCCTCCCGCAAGAGACTCTGCTGTTACTCCAGGGAGCATTTCTGCTGCAGCCTCAGGCTGAGCTCCAGCAAGTGCTGGATTTGCGGCCATCAAGGCCTGATCCTGAGGGACGCCTAACGGTGGGGGAGTTTCTGTATACCCGCTCATTTCAGCACCTGGAGCACCTGGCATTGCTGGAGCTGCACCTTCGCCCATTAGTCCGGCCATTCCAGGAGCGCCACCGGCACCCATCATGTCAATTGGCTGCTGACCCTGCGGTTCAAATTTCTTTTCAGTATTTGCAATTGGCGTCAAGTTGGGGTTAGAAAGAAGACTGTCAGCAAGTTCGGATTCGACTTTTTTCTTTCCGGTTCCATCACGGTATTCATTGGCAGAAATAAGCCCACTATTGAACTCTTCGAGCAAATACCGCTCACGCTCTTGTTTAGAAAGAATCAAGATCGGAACATTTGATACATCAAAATCGACATAGTTTTGTTCGTCTAGGTTGTCTAATGCCCGAGCAATAAGCATTAGGTGGGGCATCATTGTTTCCATCCAGAATACGCGCAGTTCTTCTGCGGCGTTACTGAAGGTACGACCAGATGCATTTCCCATGACCGATTCTGGAACACCAAACGAAGCAAGGATTTCTTCTTTAGTAATTTGCCTCATTTGAATATATGCCGCGTCGCGAGGGTTGGAAGAAGTATCTACAAAATCAACGCCTTCGTCGGCCGAGACGACCGTAACAGATCCAGTTTTATTAAGATTTCCACGAAATCTATTACGGAGCTCATCTTTGTCATCGTCGTCTATTTCCCCACGAAGAACCAACAAACCGCCTGGTCGACCATCATTTAGCAGGAAGTTTCGGTTGTAAACCTTTGCCAGGTTTTCAATTTCAATTGCTATTCCGGCCGACTCCATTGGTGTTAAAGATAGATATGGATCGAGCGGATGTGGCTTTCTAATCCACAAGACATCTTCAGGTTTGAGAATTTGCTTAAAACCATTATTCATAAGCACTTCATAGCCACTTACAAATTTTTTAGGGTCAGGAATAGGGGAAGTATGCTGCGGTGGAAGAAGGTGAAGGGCGACTATCCCACCGTCTCGACCTCGAACTTTTTCAATAAATACTCCTCTAGAGCTCATTAATAGTTGCGAGGAAAGTCGATAACGGAAAATAAATGAATTTTCCCCTTCATTACTTTGCGTATTCAGAATATCCAGAAGGGGGTCATTTTTCTTTCGAATAATGCGGCCGTCTTGCTGGTTGTCCTTGCGCAAGATAATTGGCAATCGAGCCTGATTTCCTGACACAGCATCAATACACCGTGAAACCCAGGTGACCTTTTGCATTCCTTCTCGGTATGCTCGCTCAATATCCCAAGAATCCCTATATGGCTTTCCTACATTTGCCGTATTGTAAGCAATGGGAGCACCAGGACCAATCGCGGCGCCCTTGGTCGCCTCAGACTGAAGGGACTTGTTGTTTTGTTTATTCCATCCCATTTTCACTCAAGTCCAAGTAATATGCCGACTGCGAAGCAGGCGACGCCGGCTACAATAAAACCTGCAGGAGCATATATCATTGACGCTCCTATGGCAGTATTAAGTATAAAGCAAAGCATCAAGAGATTTGCGATCACATCTCGACGCAGTACCCATTTCTGAAAACGGGTTATGATGGATTTAAGGCTTGAAGCAAATGTTTTCAATAGGCTCACCAGGTCGACACTAGTCGCTTTTGGGTCGTTCATGTGGAAAGATGTCTGATTGATTATGACAGATTGGTTGAAAGTTCTCGAGTATTTAGAACCACGAATGCCATTGTATGCCCCAGAAGAGCCTTCACTGACACAAAAAGTGTTTCTTCGGACTTATGCACTTGAAGCACTATTTGGCGGAGCAGCCGGCGGTGGCAAGTCTTCGGCACTCCTAATGGCAGCGATGCAATATGTCGATGTACCTGGATATTCGGCCATTTTATTCAGGCGTACTTTTGCTGACTTATCCCTGCCTGGCGCACTCATGGACCGCTTTAAGGACTGGATTGCCCAACACGATGACATTCATTGGAATGCAAACTCGTATGTGGCTACATTCCCATCTGGGGCAAGAATTTCATTCGGATACTTAAATAACACTAACGACTACCTTCGCTACAAAGGTTCTGAATTTCAATTCATTGGCATGGATGAAGTTACAGAAATTCGTGAATCTGACTATCGTTACCTTTTCTCCCGTCTACGCCGTCCAGCAAACGGGCCATTGTCGCAAGTTCCATTACGAATGCGTGCCGCGTCAAACCCAGCACCAAACTGGGTGCGTCAGCGATTTATTGTCGAAGGACTAGAAACTAATCGGATTTTTGTTCCTTCGCTTCTAACCGACAACCCTGGAATTGATGCTGTGTCGTATCGACAGGCACTGCAGGCACTAGATCCTGTCGAACGCAGGCGCCTTGAAGAAGGTGACTGGTGGTCAACAACGCTTGGATCAATGTTTGACCGAACAAGCTTTGTGATTATTGATCCGCATGAAATTCCCGTAATTACATCAGCGGCGAGAGTTGTAAGATTTTGGGACCTCGCCGCATCCGAGCCATCGCCGTCATATCCAGATCCCGACTGGACAGTAGGAACTCTCGGTGTATTTGATCAAGGAATTTTTTATATTTTGGATGTTCGTCGTGCTCGGGTTAAGAGTGACAAGGTAGAACATCTAATTGCTCAAACGGCCCTAGAGGATGGACCACTAGTGTCGATTCGCATGGAACAAGAACCCGGATCTTCCGGAAAGGCACTTGTTGACCAGTTTGCGCGCTATGTATTACCGGGGTATGACTTTCAGGGCATTAGGTCAACCGGTGACAAGATCACTCGTGCTCGACCATTTTCTGCATCTGTAGCTAACGGAAATGTTCGATTAGTTCGCGGGCGATGGTTGACCGACTGGCTTGACGAGGTCTCAGCATTTCCTGAAGGCCTCACTCACGACGACCAGGTTGACTCAGCTGTGGGAGCATTTACATTTCTTTCTGGACTCGGGTTGCCTCAACGCGGAAAGGTGGCTATCATCGTTTAGGTAAATCTCCGAAAGGATGCTATGGAACTATCTGACTATCTATCATCGTTAAGTTTGACCGTAATTGAACTTGATGCAGCATTAACCTCAGCTCGAGAGAAAATGACACTCGAAGAGGCTGCTGACATTCTTGTCGCACTAAACCGCCATCGCGACGATGTAAAAATTGTTTACGACAGCCTTTCCCATCTTGTTGGACAGCTAATGAACCAACAGAGCGAAATGCTTGCTGGCGACGGAACAAAAATTGAAAAAAAGGGCGATGTAAATCGAACTGGATGGAAGCATAAAGATCTTGCAAATGAAGTCGTCTCTCGCCTGTCAGAAATGGCGATTGATACTTCTACTGGTGAAGTTATGTTGAGTAGTCAAGAAATGGCCATGAAAATGCTTGACTACATCCAGCCGTCCTATTGGCGAATTAAAGAGTTGAGCACGCTTGGAATCAACGCCGACAACTTTTCTAAAGTCGGAGAATACAAAGAGAGCATCATTGTTAGAAAGGCAAAACTATGACATCATCAAACAAACACACAACACCAGAAGAGCTTGTTGTGGATTATGCGGCTGAATTTGCGGCTGATGTAGGACGAGAGAATCATCGTCGTGAGCAAAATCAACAATACCAGACAAAGCTTTTTGAGCAACTGAGCGAGCCATTTCCTGCGGAAATGGAGCGTACGCTTGTTAAGGGTGGAACGCGTCTTACCTACCTGCCAGTGTCTGAGGTAATTACTCGTCTAAATCGAATCTTTGGCCCGCTAAATTGGTCATTTGAAATCATTAAGTGTGAGCGCGATACGCTTGATCCAGAATTTATTGTTGCTCATGTTCGCCTAACCGTTAACGGTGAAACCGGATGGGCACATGTTTCAAAAGACGGATTTGGCGGTCAGCAAATCAAGCGCAAAAAAGATGGAACGATTGTCGATCTGGGTGACGAATTTAAAGGTGCTGTTTCTGACGCACTCAAGAAAGCGGCACAACAGCTTGGTGTTGGTCTATATCTAGCTCGAGATCCTGACGCAATCGAGATTGATGGCGCAATGCATGCACCCGATACGGTTGAGCAACCAGTAGCTTCGGTAATGCCTCAGGGCTACGACCAGTTCATGTCGCTTCGTAGTCAACTTAATGAAGATCAAGTAAAGAAGCTTCGCTCGTACTGGAATGACTTTAGTAAGGGTCGCCCTGTGCCTAAACCACAGGAATTCACCTCTAATGAACTTGAAGTCCTAATCACAGAATGCACTCGGCTCTTACTTGATGGCGAATACACAGTTCCTCAATCTGAGGATGGCGAGAATGACGGAGAATAATTTACTGATCGCTCCGGAATATCTTTCGCCGTCTTCAATCTCTACCTTTCAGCAGTGTCCGCTTAAATTTAAGTACAGTCGCATAGACAAACTTTCCGAGCCACCCACCGAGGCAACAATTCGCGGAAACTTTGTTCACGACATTATGGAAGCGTTGTATGGCCTTGATCCAGAACAGCGGACTCAGGACAGCGCCAAAGAACTAGCTCGATCCCTGTGGGGCGGCACATGGGAAGCACGAGCCAGCGAGCTGATCCCTGATTCAAAAAAATTGCATGAATTCCGTTGGAGTGCATGGTGGTGCGTTGCGAATCTATGGAACCTCGAAGATCCGACGCTGGTTACTCCTGCTGGACTTGAAAAAGAAGTCCTTGCAACAATAGGTGGCGTTGCAGTCCGTGGGTTCATTGACCGGTATAGCGCGACCGACGATGGAATTACAATCAGCGACTATAAAACTGGCAAGAAACCTCATCCACGCTACCAAAGTGACAAATTTTTCCAGTTATTTGTTTATGCCCTAGCAATACAAGAACTTGATATAGGTCATGTCAAGAATGTTGAGTTGTTGTTTCTTAAGGAGTCGTTGCGCCTAATGCACGATGTTACTCCTGATGACCTAGAGGAAACAAAAGAAACGATTGTCTCGGTTCGTAGGGGAATAGACTCTCGGTGTGCCAATAATGATTTTGAACCAAAAACACATAAATTGTGCGATTGGTGTCACTTTAAGCCAATATGTCCAGCATGGAAGGGTAAGCGATGAATGATGATGCTTTTGCCAGGTTAGTGGCAGAGGAAGTGAAGAATCGTGTAAGCAAAACACAGCGCGATTTTCTCCGCATGCCCGAAAACTGGGAACGATGGCAGCGATCGTTGATTTCATTGTGTACAAATCTGGGTAATCAGATTGTTTACATTGAATCAGACCAGTCAGCTGATCGTTCTCGGTATGAAGCACTTGGAAACGATGGCATTAAGTTGCTTGCAGAAGCAATGTCCGACTATGAACAAAAACGATCAAAG